TTTAAGAGTTGAACCCTGTCCGGAGATCTTTTTAAAGCTATGTAATATGCTAAACCCGCAGCTAGACAAGGGTAAAACCGAAAAGGAATTCCAACAGTGTTTGCGGAAGTGTCCGCGTCATCTATTCTTACCAACCTATCGTATATAAAAATGTCCGTGCTGTTTTCAGGGGGGGGCCATATTTTAAGAACGGGAGTAATCTGACGATCTACATAGTACTGTGTAGGTCTTCCTGTCGTTGTTTTGTTGGGTATGTTTAAAAAAGTGTCTCTACTAACCCTGGAGATAGACACGTCCGTTCCACTACGACGAATTACAGCGGATAAAATATCTATTGTAGCGCGAACGTCTTCAACACTCAGGTCAGCAGCTATCGTAGTAGTGGTAGCAGAACCACCGCTATCTGTACTGGAAATGGTCTCTCCAGCGGTAAAAGATCCATTAGGTATGCTCGTGGTAATTGTAGTAGAGCTTGGCTTTGTTAAAACCACCGCAGTTGCTGCGCTGGTTTGACCTGTGATGGTGTTTCCCAGAACTAGGTTGGTGGAAGCCCCGACCGTAGCTGTTATAGTACCTACTGGATATTCGGCAAGACCCGACACAACCGGTTGGCTTACTTGATCCATAGTCCAGCGATTAAGACCCCTATTGGCCCAATCAGCAAAAAGAAAGTTTAAAGACCGACGAGCGGTAACTGCATCATAACCAGTGCGGAACTCTAACCCACACCGTTCAAACGCTTCTTCAACGTAATCTGCTACATCAGGCTCAAAGTCCTTAGATCCAGAAACAGCCATTGTACAAAAAACCTTTCACGCTAACTTCAAATCATCCGTACTGTTTTAAACAAGTAATGACAATTGAATACGTATCGCCACTGCTGTGTCCTACAGTAGTTAACTGGATGTCTCCTGTGTTTCCACCAGATGCAGCAACATTTGGAAGACCGCTTATATCAGAGTAATCTAATGTATCCGAATAATCTGCGGGAAGTTCCGCAGCTATGACATCAGTAGTAGCATCCCAAAGAAATTTTACGCTCATGCCAACATTAGTAAAAGTTATGTTTTCAATGCGGACCCCTGTACAAACAGTTCCGTCTTGCAGTGCGGCAAGAGCAGAAACATCTATTTTAGTGACCGCAGCCTCACCTGTTCCATCACTAGTGTTTGTAAGATAAAAAGTAGCTTTTTTAGGCCCGTCTTCAACTTTGGTAGCTGTTACAGCATCAGCCATGTTCGTCTCCTTTCACATTAGTAAAGGGCAGGGAGGATAACCTCCCTGCCTAAACTATTAGCCATTATTAAAATCGACGTTCATGCCAGTAATACGAATCCAAATTTTACCTGCTGTATAAGCCGCGTTTGTTGCAGTACCTTGTACAAGGTACACATACTTTTTAGTCAGAGCCGCCATAACAGCCCCAGCATCAACAGAGTTATAATAACCTAAAGTAAGGTCCCCGTTGTTCATCATCTGAGTACCAGAAGCAACCGCAGCACCAGAAGCAGTAGTTCCTGTAGCAGAAATGTCTACGTTAATGTCTGGGTCGCCACCAGTTGGTACTTCTACGCAACCAAACTCAAGAAGAATAGGAATACCATTAACTTCTTTCGTCAGCTCTGCAATGTAAGCATTTGCATCCGTGCCATTACCAATAATTCTATCACCCGTTGCAGAACCATCAAAGCCGCCATGAAGGTCAATAAGAATGGAGGTTACAATAGTGCCGCCAACCTTATTCACAAAAGTGTTAATAGAAGCATCTGGAATACCAGATCCATGAGCATTAGGAGTGATGCCAAAGATAGTAGCACCAGTATCCAAACTAGCGTTGTTCGCTCCAGCAGCCGTAGCTGTTCCTGAAAAACCGTTTGTATCAACAATGTTGTTAATACCAGACGTTGCAACAGTTTGAATTTCAAACTGATTCTGAGTCACCGCACCAGTCGTGCCGTTCGTAGTGATTTGTTGAAAACCGTTTTGCGAACGGACGGGACCGTTAAAGGTTGTATTAGCCATTTTACTTTCTCCTTACGAAAGAACGGCCCTAGAGTCTTCGTAAGCGTCTGCTGGGACAGTCGCTAGGGCTATGATTCCCAGAAATAACTTGGGGGAGAGTTTCCTCCCCCCCGTGTCATTAGGCTCCTGGAGAGCCGAAGATACCGCGAGGGTCAGACCACCCGAACGCATAACGTTCGCGAGCCTTGTATCTCACATTACCTGTGTCGAAGTCGCCTTCCATAGAAGTCCTTACGGCTGTGCGGTTAAAACCTTTCAAGCCATTTGGAGCATCTGTCATAATGAAAAACGCATCCGTGTCGTTTAAGAAGTGGTTAACGGCGTAACCTTCCGGAAGCATTCCCATGTTCCGAACGGCATTAATGTCGTTATCCGCTGTTCCTACACGAAGAGTAGACTCAAGAAGACGATCCGCTGTGAATTGAAGTTCTTTTGGAACAATCATTTTCATACCACGAACCGCGACTTTAAGACCGCGCTCATCGACAAAGCTTGCAATATCAATCAAAGCTTGCTCAAGGCTGGTCTCATTAAGATCAGCCGCTGTTGCAAGTTCATTACGGAAAGTATTGCCGGTGACAAGAGGATGGTCAGTAGCACAAAGCTCTACGCCATCACCACCTGTAAAGGAGTTGTCAAAAGCATTGTTAAGAACCGCAGCGGCCTTAACTTGCTTTGTTTGGCTCATGCTGCGAGCGAGAGCCCTTGTGTACCGACTTGCAAGTCGGTCATAAAGGTTATCCTCAACAGCTTCTTCCGTGATTGAAAAGGCAAGTGCAATTGTTTCCATTGTGTAACGAGCAGTATAAGCTTCCTGCGCGTCATCAAAAGATACGGCACTACCTTCGCCTTTTGTCGGTGCTGCCCCAAAACCACTGAGCATCACTTCTTCTTCAAAAGCACGATCAGAACTTTCCATAGAAAAGATCTCTTCATGCTCACGATCATATTGATCGTATTCCATTCCGAACAATGCGTTCAGGCCGGGTTCCAACTCCTTAACGAGTTGTGCTCTACTAATAGCCATTTTCTAAACCCTCCTAAACGCCAGTGGTTGAAGGTGTGCCCGCTGCAATGGAACCCGTAGGTGCATTGAAGGGGTTATTCAACCGAACGATTGCGCCAATTCCGGCAGCAGTGAAGTCCTCGTTAAGAGCATCTTCGACCCAGCCCATAAGCCGTAAAGTAAGGCTATTAGTGGTGGCTAGGGTGCTGACGGCAAGACGACCATACGAAATGCCAGAAGTATCACTACCTGTGATACCCGTGGACAAACTAGCATTCAAAAACACGCTTGCACGAGCGTTTGCTTTGCTGGTTATAGTCGCATCAGTTGCAATTACATACAATTGACTAGGGTCGTCATTAATGAAGGCTTTTACCGGATGGTTACTATCCGCTCCAGATCCAGGCCAGTAGTTACTCCAAGTTGGTTTTCCAGTGGTGCTAGAGACATACTCGCATCCTTGAAACACACCTAGGTGACTGACAGTTCCGCCCGCTGCATTTGCAGTGTGGTCAATAAATCCCGAAGCAAGTGGGATAACAAGTTGACCGTGGTAGATTTTGTCAGTGTTACCGTTAGCAATTTCATAAGGAGTATACCCCGTAAGACCAGTGGAATTGGCACCTCCACCCAGTTTACTGAGCGGACGGAGGCCAAAGCTTCCGTTAGTATTAGCCATTTCTCTTGCTCCTTAAAGCAATGGGGTTAAAACAGTAGTCCCTTAGATCATTCGACCTTGGGACCTCCAAATGTAACACGCGATTGGCGTTCAGGTTTCTGAATTGCCATCGAATGATGCTGGGTCTCTTTCAGAAGATCGTTGTCAACAGCTTGCATCGCATCTTCGCTCATTTTATTGAAGTACGATTTACGCTCGGCAACAATTTCTACTGGAATACGAGCCAGCAACAAACCGCCCACACCAAATACTCCTTCGTATCGGCCACTGTCTAAGGTAGGTGCTTCAAAGTCGGGATACTCTTCCTTCCGTACCAACTCCCACCCTTCTCTCATACGAGCGGAAATGTTTTTACGGTCGTCGAAGCCTCGAACTTCGGAACGAATCCACCTGTGGACATAGCCTTGTGGCGGGTCGGGTGCATCCAATAAGGATGGGGGTTTCCAAGGTTGCCTACGAGGTTTTGCCGTTCGGGTCTTGGAAGCGCGAGGAGCCCGATCAATTTTTTCTTCAGACATCAAATTCTCCTAACGTTTGTGTTTCGCGTACTGATCCAGAGGAACACCAAGTTTCTTTGCTATTGCAACTTCACTTGGGGATAACCGTACTGTTTTGCGCCCGGTAGAACCGGAGCGAGTGGCAGAAGCTACGGACTGTTGAGGTCTTCGGCTTTCTGTATGCAAAGTATTCCCATCAAACTTATGCGGGAACGCCTCACGAATTCTTACATCTACTTCATCGTAGTACGACGGAGACTCTGTGTCAAAGCCTTCTTCTTCAACAAGTTTCTTGTGAATTCCAAAAGCAGCAAAAGTCATAGCCTCGTCTTCACCGAACCAATCGTTGCGACTAGCCCACGCTTCTGCTTTTGGATCTGCCCGGACAGGAGCAGCGGGTGCCTGCTGCACGGGTTGAGATTGCTGCATTTGCTGGGCTTGCTGCATTTGTTGGGCTTGTTGTTGTTTAGCAGTTCTAACCCGTTCTTCTTCAATAGCCATCTGCGCCAACTTTTTATTGAGGTCCACCTGTGCGGCGGTATCGTTGGTAGCAATAGCTGTTTCTAAATCACGGGACAAAGAGTCAGTTTGACTGGCTACTCTGTCACCGTATTCTTCAACGTACCCTTGATCCAAGCTTTGAACCCGGTCTTTTAAAGAAGAATTTTCGGCTTGAACACTTTTAGCAAAGTGTATGGCAGCTTGTTGTTGTCTTTCGGCTTCTCTAGCTTTTTTAGTAAGCTTGTCTATTCTTTTTTTAACATTCTTACTGTAGTTCTCATGTTCTTCTTCTGAAGATTCTAATTCAACACCTTCTTCAGGAACGTCTTCTTCGACATCTGAAGCATTTATTTCTACCTCTACGTCTTTGCCGGAAGTTGGAATATCCACTTCTAGTTCTTCGTTAGTTTCTGGCATGGTTAGTCTCCATGTTAATAATGCAGGATATCATCCGGATCCTGTATAACGGCTATGACCTCATCGTCATTCAAAACGCGAACTTCTCCCCCGTCTATTTTAAAACGAGCGCCCGCATATCTACCAAATATAATCCAATCCCCTTCACGGCACCACGCACCACTGGGAAACTTTGTTTTATCGTC